CATAAGTTTCCTCCACGCGCCGGGGTTTGAATGGAAAACGGGGCCTTGGCGCGTCTTTTTATCTGCAGCAAGGAGCACCACAATGCCTGGATTACTTGACGTTGAGTCTGAAGAGAAGCCTATCGTCTTCATAGTGACTGGAGATGAGATTCAGCAGTTGGATGCTGAGCACGCGGGGCCTACGCGGTTTAATCAATTCCTGCTGGAGAAGCTGAAGTTCTCCGGTGGTCCGGTATCGGGTTGCATTAACTTCAAACTGGACCGGGGTGCCCTGGCGCGTGCCAAGCCAAATCTTGAGGATGCGCGGTTCAAGCGGTTCCGCTACATCTGGCTCCCCAAAGAACATGCTGAGTATATTGCTAAGACCACGATGAACGACATTGAGTTCGCTAAGTGGAATGAACGCCACGAGGTGGGGACGATCCAATGAGTATGCGGCGCGAGAGGCTTCATGCGGCCCTGGACCGTGCCCTAGACGCGGCTGAGATAAAGCCTTTCCACGGCAATATTGAGAAACTAACGTCGGCCAATAATGATTTTCGCCGCGTTATTTTCACGGGTAAGCGTGAGCAGCTTGTATTGATGTCCTTGAAGCCCGGAGAGAACATTGGCAACGAGGTCCACCCCGACACGGATCAGTTCTTCCGCATTGAGCAGGGCACAGCGGAGTTCACGCTGGGCAACGGTAGCGAGGTATTCTCAGTAAGTGACGGTGGTGGAGTCGTAGTCCCAGCCGGTACGCGGCATGATGTGCGGGCTGGTAAAGACGGCGTGAAACTTTATACCATCTACGCTCCGCCTAACCACCCGGCAGGGACCGTGGAGCGGACTAAGGCTGAGGCCGAGAAGAAAGAACCTCAGTAATTAAGTTTCAAGGATAGGGAAGGCCTCCCGATAAGCGCGGCATCACTCACCGCGCTTCCTTGATTAAATTTGAGCGTGTAAGGAGTGACAGTGAAGCAGTTTCGTTTGGGCTTGATTTACAAGATTACAAACAAGATCAACAAGAAAGCATACGTAGGCTGCACATTGATAGCTAGAGGGATGTCTAGCAAAGAAGCGCGCCAGGCTAGATGGCATGAGCATATTTTAGCGGCTAGGCATGGCTCGCAGTGCGCAGTTCATCGGGCTATTAGAAAGTATGGAGAGAATGGCTTTATAGTTCGTACTTTGAAGATAGTGACAGAGCCATTACTATTCGCTGCGGAGATAGATCGTATAGCTAAGCATGACACATTCAAGCATGGCTACAATATGACGGCAGGCGGCGACGGAGTCACTATGACCATCGCTGTCCGAGGAAAAATAAGTCGGGCTGTTAGGAATGCGTTTGCTAGTAATCCCGGTCTAGCCGAGGCGATATCAAATCGACGTTTAGGAGTTCCATTATCATTAGAAGCACGGGCTAAGATTTCAGCTATTCAGCTAGGAAAGAAACAACGTCCCGAAGTTACTGAGAAGATACGGCAGGCTAATCTAGGCGCGAAGAGAAGCGCCGTAGGCCGGGCTAACATTAGCGCTGCTATGCTTGGTAGGAGAGCGTCAGATGAAGCGCGCGCGAGTCTAAGGGCTGCGTGGGTGCGGCGTAAGGCTAAAGGTCTAGGAGTAGCCTCAGACACCACTAAAAAGAAAATGAGTGCAGGCATAAGGGCTGCTTGGGTGGTACGACGCGCTGAGGGCAGAGCGTCAATGTCAGACGCTACTAAAGCTAAGATTTCAGCTATTCAGTTAGGACAGAAACGCAAACCTCTTTCAGAAGCTCACAAGCACAAATTGTCCGCAGCTGCGAAACGTAGAGAAGAGCGGCGCAGAAAGTCGGCTAGTATTGAAAACCAAAAAGCCGATTGAGTTTGGTCCTACAAAAAGAATCGAAAGAGAATTTTCCGCTGGAATTCGTTCCATAGTTGGCCGCGTTCTTGTTCCCAAGATGCCCGAACAATCGCTAGAGGAATGGCTCGCGGCCCTAGCTGAAAAGTCGAAGGCCAAGGACATCCAAGACGCTAGTGAATTGCTCGCTTCGCGCATGGTGAAATGGTGCAATGTCTCCAACGCCAAGACTTGGCGCGAAGCTGCTGCTAGATCTCAGAAATCTAGATTTTTAAGCAAACTACTCCAGCGCGAATTACAAGGCACCGCCACGGGCGCACGGGTCAGCGAAATAATTCGTACCAACGCGAATTACATCAGCAGTCTAGCCCTGGAGCAAGCTCAGGTGCTGACGGATGAAGTGACTAAGGCGCAGCAGAGCGGCGCGCGGGCGGAGACAATCTCTAAGATGATGCGGGTGCGCTATCCTGAGTTACTGCGCTCAAGAGTTCGTCTTATCTCGCGGACGGAAACTAGCAAGGCTTCAAGCGCTTTAACCGAAGCGCGCTGCTCTGACCTTGGCGTCAACTTCTATCAGTGGCTTACGAGCGAGGATGCTCGGGTGCGTAGTTCGCATGCTCATATGGCAAATGTCATAGTACCGTGGAATGAGCCACCTGACCCTGATCAGTTGGCTGGTATTAAGTCGCGGCTAGGGCCGGGCCACGCGGGGTGCTTTCCTAACTGTCGGTGCACTTCTGCCGCCATTTTGGATATTGAAGACATCCGCTTCCCAGCCAAGGTTTATCATGGCGGAGTTATTAAGATGATGAACGAGCAGCAGTTCAGAGCGACGTTTGCTAATGCGTAAGTTACTACGGAGGCGCGCCGTGGCCGGTAGGACGTTGGTAATTCGTAGTAACGATACGTTGGTGTTTAAGGGCTACGCGATTGACGCTAACATTCTTGATGCTATCGTGAATCCGGAGGCCCGGTTGCTCTGGGCCTTTATTAAGAAGGACCATGATATTCGCCCGGTGCCCTATTCTGAGGATAAGGTAATTTGGCTTACTGATGAAGACCTGGTAAGAAAATAACGAAAGGACGGCTCTATGCCTCGCCAACGTAAAGCCGCCCGCGTGGCGGGTAACTCTCAGCTTGATGCGCTGTTCAACCAGATGCGGCAGCCCGTAGGTAAGCAGTTCAAAGGCCGTACTAAGACGCGCCCGAACGAGGACAGACTGGGCCTAGTAGGGTCTACTGCTAACTTAGCCTTCGCTCAGGACTTTTTCAGTAACCCTGCCGCGCGCACAGGCTTCGGCACGACCAGCCTGGAGAACTTCACGGAGTACCCCCTAGTTCGCTGGACCTTGAACTTTTGGGAAGTCGTCAGCTTCTTTGAGTCATCTTGGATTGCTCGCCGCATTGTCGAAGCGCCTGCTCAGGATATTGTTAAGACCTGGCCCAAAGTTACTAGCGACATAGATCCTGAAGACCTATCTAGGCTGGACCGCGCTATTCGCCGGACAGCTACTAAGGATAAGGTATTAGATACCGTAATTCCGGCGAGATTGTTTGGTGGCGCGGGCGCTTTAATCGCAGTAGAAGGCCAGGACCACGAGCTTGACACGCCGCTGGATTTGAAGTCCGTTCCTCTTGGCGGGTACAAGGGCCTGATTCCGTTTGACCGCTGGAGCGGCATTTCTCCTACGGGCGATGTTTGTGATGATATCAATCGCCCTCTGGATTTTGGCAAGCCGGAGTTTTATGAGGTCCGCGTTAAGGGCGGTGAATCTTTCAAGGTTCACTCTTCCCGTATCCTTCGTTTTACTGGCCCCAAGGTTCCAGAGCCTGAAAACTCAGCTTATCAAGATTGGGGCATCTCGGTCCTAGCTCCGGTTATCCAAACTATTAAGGCGTATGACTCAGTCTCCAGTAATGCTCTGAGTCTTACTTATCGCGCTAACATTCTGGGTATGAGAGTTCCTGAGCTTGAGCAGATGCTTAGTGGCTTAGGTGTCAATCAGAAGACCGCGCAGAACTTTGAACGTCGCATGCAGAAACTCAACGAGATGCTAGACAATCAAAGTCTGGTCTTGCTGGGCAAAGAGGGAGAACTTAGTCAAACTCAGTACTCGTTCGCGGGTCTGGGCGAGATGATGCAGATGTGGCAGCTGGGAGTTTCGGGCGCGGCTAAAATGCCCGTCACCCGGCTGTGGGGTCGAACCTTCTCAGGTCTAGGCCAAGCCGGTGACGGCGATGAGCGCATTTACGAGGAGACTATCTCTACTGAGTCTGACGTAACGCTGCGGCCAGCACTTGAGAAACTTTACCCAGTAATCTGCATGAGCGAGTTGGGCGAAGTGCCTGACGACCTCAACTTAAACTTCCCCTCCATTCGTGTGCTAGATGAAAAAGAGAAGGCGGAGTTAGCCAAGACCGTAGTGGATACCTGCGTCGTGGCGTTGAACGCGGGCGGCATCAGTATTCGTACCTTTGCCCAAGAGTTGAAGCAGTCCAGTACCAAGACCGACATCTTTACCAACATCACGGATGAGAACATTGAGGCTTTGTCGGATAAGGTGCAGCAAGAGGGCGAGATGGGTGAGGACTTATTCGGAGCAAGCGAAGGCGGGCTGAGTCCGTCCAGTTCCCCGGATAAAGCCCTGCACGCACTGGCCGAGGAGCGTAAGGATAGGGAAACGCCCACGGCGGAGGCGGCGGGAGCACCAGAGGGCCTTAAACCGCCGCCAAAGGGCGCTGTAGAGGCTCATGATGAAGTCCCGGAGGGCCTTAAACCCGGCGACCGGCTCCATATTCACGGAAAATGGTTGACGGTGAGCGAGGTCGTAGTAGGCACAAAGGACTTGTTCGGTAATCCTACGGTGCAGGTTCATTTTGAGACGGGTGAGATTATTCCGTACCAAGTGAAGGCGCGTACGCAGGACACTAAGCCCTACACCCCGGAGAAAATTCGCGAGTTGGCAACCAAGCCTATTCAAGGTAAAGTACAGAGTCGTGTAGTACAGAATCGGATTATTCGCGACCTCGCTGAACAAGGTTACTTTTATTGGGTGGCTGAGGCAGAGGCGGCAAAAGAACTTGGCAAACAAAGTGACGTAGTAGCGGCTGAACGTGAGATCTCTAAATACAGAACCTTGTTGAACTCGGCGGGGGCCAAGGATGCTGACGGTCCTGAAGCTGAGGAACTGAACATCCACGGTCTTCCCGTTGTCATCGAGACTCACAAGGGCGAAACACGCAGCGGGCCGGGATGGTCTAACGTCCTCCCATACGACTACGGGTTTATACGTGGCTACCAGGGCGCGGATGGTGATTCACTAGACGCCGCCGTGGGGCCTAACCCTGAGTCTAAGTGGATTTACGTCTTTGACCAGAAGCAAATTGATAGCCAGAAATTTGACGAATCAAAATGCTTCTTTGGTTATGACTCGCTGGGTGACGCCGTTAAGGCTTTCAATATCGGCCATGACAAAGCATGTCTGGTTTACCGCGATGTGACGCCCATGCAGATTGACGACTTCAAACATTGGATCAACACTGCCGATCTTACTCGGCCCGCAGGAGCAGTGAAGCGATGAAACGATTTGTAGAGATTTTATTTGGGTTTGTCATAGCTTCGTCTATCTGCCTGGCGCAGGCTAATTTTGAGAATATCAGGGTATTGAGTACTGCGCCGGTAGGCCCCTGCTCAGAGCCTGTTTCCATTACTAAGGTAAATGGCGGGCTCGCACCGGGTTTGTATCAGTGCCTACAGGGTGTGTGGACTTTGACGGCTCCTAGTAGCAGCGGAACCGCAAGCGGCTTGGCTGGAGGAGTGCTTGGCAGCCTCCCGATTCAAAGCGCACCCAGCACGACTGCAATGGTCGCTCCGAATACCAGTACCACACCCCGGATTCTAGTCCAGACCGGAACCGGAACGGTCGGCGCATCTCCTGTATGGACGACCACACTTCCCGCTACCTCCGAGCCAGCGCACACCGGAGACGCCACGAATACGGCTGGATCATTGGCAATGACGGTTGTCCAGGTCAACGGAGCCTCCGTTCCTGCCAGTGCAACGGTTATCGGCAGTAACTCTTCTTCGCAGTTGATTGTAACGGCCACGACAGGGACGGGCAGCGCGGTGCTATCCACTTCACCAACGCTTACTGGACCTGTTGCTATTTCAGGTACGACTCAAGGCATTACCTTTTCGGCGGGGACTGCTACCGCTGGGGCATCTGGTAATGTAGTTATTTCCTCTGATGCCACCGTTGGCAACCTTATGGTCAACGAGAACGCCACAGGGCCATCGCGAGCGTGCACGGCATTGAATGGGGCGTGCGCCAGTGCTACTCAGGTCAACGGAGCCTCCGTTCCTGCTTCGGCTTCCGTACTGTCCTCAAATTCTTCTTCACAAATTACTGCGGCTACTAGCCATAACGAAAGTCTTCCGGCTAACTGCGTACAGTCCAACACCAGCACCACGGCGTACACCTGCACGACGGCCCCGACATTCACCCCAGCATCTGGCGATCATATCCAGTTCGAGGCGCTGTACGCCAACACTGCATCGTCAACCCTGGCGGTCAACGGAGCAGCAGCGGCAACCATCAAAAAGTGGGGCGGCTCTGGAACTCTGATCGCTAATGATTTATTGACTTCACACTGGATTAGCGCAACTTTTGACGGGACGTATTGGCAGCTTGAAGGACAGCTTGGCAACGCAAACACCACGCAGGTAAATGGGGCAACCGTGCCGGTATCCTCGGCTGTGTTGGGGAGTAATGCCAGTAGTCAGTTGATAACTCCGTCAGCTGTGGCCCATAGTGTCTTGGGAAATACAACAGGATCGGCAGGGGCTCCGAGTTTCACGAGTGCGCCATCTGTGACCAGTATTACGATCAATAGCGGTACAGCCATGGGCGGCAGCACGGGCACTGGGGGATATGCGCAGGAAACCACCAGCGCGGCGAAAACAAGCGGAGACTTAGCCAGTTATGACGCTAACGGAAATGTCGTAGATAGCGGAGTTCATTCTCCTGTGTTTGGAATGGTCACGCTGGTTTCAGGAACCTATACCGTGAGCACTACCGCTGCCTGCACGCCAAACGGAACCACCTGCAATATTCAACTAACGCGCTGCATCGGGAATGGAAGTTCCGCAGTAGGTGTTCCCACGGTAAGCACAGTCGTAGTTGGAACATCATTCATAATCAATTCTTATTCGTCCGTCGCGGCAGTAGTGACAGGCGATATTGCATCTGTGTGCTGGCGTATCAACTAAGGGAGGGGAGAGGTCCACTGACATGAGAAAACTCATACTTTTGTTGCTGCTCGTTCCCGTCATATCATGGGCATCGGCTGCGAATGTCTACATCACTCAGACTGGCAGCGCGACAGGCAATTGCACCACGAGCGTTCAAACACCGGCATTCTTTAATAATGCCGCCAATTGGGGCGCCGGGGCGAACCAGATTGGGCCTGGAACCACCGTATTGTTCTGCGGAACGTTTACGGGAACGGCGGGACAGACTGGCTTCACTTTTCAGGGAAGCGGAACATCCGGAAGTCCAATCACGTTGCTGTTCGACACGAACGCGCAAATGTCAGCGCCATATTGGGGTTCGGGGAGTTCCGGCGCGATCTTTTGCGCAGGACAAAGTTATCTTATCGTCAATGGTGGAACGAACGGAATCATCCAGAACACTGCGAACGGAACAAGTCTAGCCTATAGCCAATCCAGTTATGGGATATTCGCCGTCAACTGCTCAAATATCGAAATCCGTAATATTACCATTCAAAACATCTACCTCAACCAGGGCAGCAGTTCCAGTGCAACGGACACAAACGGACAGAACACAGGCGACATCTATTTGCAAGGTACATCCACGGGCGATAACGTGCACGACAATGTGTTGAACAACGCGCGCGCAGGTTTGTGGGTTGATTTTGATAGTGGGTACGATGCGAGTAACCTGGCCGTTTACAACAACACAATCAGCGACCACCCCTGGAGTGTTGTCGTGGGCGCTTGTAACGCCAGTTCCACGGCCACGGGGGTAGCGATTTACAATAACGATTTTTCCGGCTGGTTGAACTGGCAATTCCCCGTTTCAACGTATCATACGGACGGGATAATCGTTTTCAACGATGCGGACGGTGGTTACACATGTGCGGGACTCGGAGCGCTTGACACATTTAGGATCTTTAACAACTATTTTCACGGCAGTCTTGGCGGGGGATCACCTACTGGATATATAGCTTGCGGAGAACGGACTGCGTGCACGATCTTTAATAACCTCATGGTTGATAACGGTTCACTGCCCTGCGATGGATATATCTGGGCCTATGCGACTGGCGGTCCCTTTTATATTTACAACAATACGATTGTGGGAGGAAGCGGTGTGAATCAGGCCATTACCTTGAACGCCAGTTTAGGTACATCCGTATATTCCAAGGCAACAATCGAGAACAATATCAGTACTAATGTACGCTACGCGATTGGGGACTACAATCCAACCTCACTGTCTATTGATTTAACCGCATCTGATTACAACATTTGGCTGACAAATAGCGGCGGCGCGCCGCAATCTAGCTACAATTATGGTGGCTCGCCCACGATTTACACATTTGCTTCTTTGCAAAATCTAGGATTCGATACGCATAGCTTGATCTCTGACCCCAAACTCAATTTGGCTTATCACCTGCAATCAGGATCACCCGCCATTGGCCTGGGAGCAAACCTGACGAGCCTTAGTATCACCGCATTGGACACAGACAAAGCAGGAGCATCACGTTCCTCGTCAGGGGCATGGGACATCGGGGCGTATCAGTATTCAAGCGGGGCGACGACCTACCTGACAATTCAAGGGGTAACAATTCAAGGGGTAACAATTCAGTAGCTGACGAAAACTTTGTCACTAGGCGGCAAGGGCCATGACGTTTAAGCTGGAAGAAATTGGAAACTCATTCACGTATCAATGCCTGCTATGCGGCGCTATAGTACGGGCTCCTCAGTGGGGGCCACTCGGTAAAGAACGTCATGCCGCGCCTATCCGCACTAATCCGCTTAACCTGCTACTCTGGCGCGAGGAGCGGGAGATCGAACACCAGCATGGAGACGTTAGCAATGGCGACAGTGATTGATAAGTTACAGGTGCAGGTAAGTTTAGAATTTGGTTGGGTCATCGTCACTACTGGCTTAGACCGGCCTTATTACTTCACCGTCTATTTAGGTGAGATGACCTACAGCGCAGATTTGAACGACGCCGTCAAGTTCGCGCGCGAGCAGGACGCCACCGCTATGCTGGATCATAACTTCTTTGCCAAGACAGAGACTAAGGTGATACCTGCATGCGCGGCGTAATCCAAAGCCGCACGGGCGAGAACGGGACGTGCTTTAGAGCGTCACTTGCAAGCCTGCTCAACTTACGTGAATCCCAAGTTCCAGACTTCCCTCTGGCTAATCAAGACCCCGGCGTGGATAAGTTCCTCGCCCGGTACGGACTGCGTTACGAAGAGTTTCCTATCACGGAGGATAATGATCCCGTCGGCTATCACTTCATCCTGGGTACCAGCCCGCGCGGGGGCGAGCACGCCATTGTTGGTAAAGACGGTAAGCCGGTTTGGGACCCCCACCCGGCTAGTGACGGTACGGGACAGGGCTTGACGAAACCGGAAAGGTATGGCGTGCTAGTGAGTAAGTTAGCGAAGGACGCGCAAATGTTGCCTGTGAAAGAGCGCCTGGATGAAACCGCGTATAATCTTTTAGCACTTGCTAATGAAGTACTGGCTGATTCTAAATCTTCTGATGAAGATAAAGCCTGGGCGCGCAAAGTGAAGTATAAGTATGGACAGACAGCGAAGGACGCTGACCCGCGCTCCGGAGTTACTAAGTGCCAAATGTGTGGTGCTCCGTTGAACGGTGACGACGTGGCAGAGGTTAATGGCAAGGTAGTTTGCCCCGATTGTGCGGACCGCCGCGCTCGTTTGCATCGGGCCTTGGATTGTGTGATGGATCGGGCTAGGGCAAATGATGTTTCAGAACAAAGTTTACAGGTGGCACTAACTCGTGCTGAAAAGCATGTAGAGGCAGCGCGCAACTCGGTAAGCCTAGCTGTAGAAGCACGCAGGAATAAAGGCGAGCGGTTGCAGAGTATGAGAGAAATTAAGGCCCGTAGGAAGCTCAGTGATGCTCACATGGAAGTTTACAAGGCTGAGTCCGCCTTAAAAGATTACCGAGAAAGAAACTAGCAAGGAGAGAAAACAGAATGGCACTAAGTAATTATCTCAAAATTGACGCCTCGCAGGGTACTAGCGCGGGGTCGTCGTCAACACCCGTCCTTATTCCAGGCACTACGGTTTCGGCTGATCAAGTTTTGGTCATTAACAACCTGGGCAATGTGCCGGTGTTTTTCAACCTGGGAACGAGCAGTGCCGTCACGGTAGCGAACGGTACAGGCACCGTAGTCTGGCCTGGGTCTAACTTGGCTGTGGACATTAAGACGGGCGGGTTTACCTACATTGCCATCTCTACGTTTACGCCTGGCACTTCCTCCACCATTAGCTTGACTTCGGGCAGTTAATAACCGCGCGGCATGGCCGCACACTTGAAAAGGAGATACACGTCATGCCGTTGATTACAAGCAAGAGTCCTGCTGCGTTCAGTAAGAACGTAGAAACTGAGATCAAGGCTGGTAAGCCGCAGAAACAGGCTGTCGCTATTGCCTATGCTAAGAAGAATGAGGCGGAGGGGAAGGACGGCCAATTGAAAGCTGGCGATAAGGTCACGCATTACGGTGGTCAGTATAACGGTGCCGAAGGAACGGTGCAAAGAGTTCGTGGGACTTCTGTAGAAGTTAAGTTGGGAAATGGCATTGTCACCACGTTCCATCGTGACACTCTCGAAGCAAAAGACGCCCTCCCCGCGCCGGTTCCGGTGAGGGGGAAGGATGCAGACAACCCTGAAAAGGGTAAGACCACCTGGCACGCCACAAAAGGTGAGGCGTACAAACATAGCGCAGCGCGCGAATCTGCCGGCGAAGCAGTTAAGTATGGTAGTGCCATCGGTCCGGTATCTGGCAAAGAGCACTTCGTCGCGCCGGTTCCGGTGAGGGGAAAGGATGGTCTGCCGCTTCCCATCGCCGTCAAGAAGGCCAAACTTGCTGCGCACAACGCGGGGCTGACCGAGGCACAGGATCTTCCTGTTAATGACCGGAGAGGGAAAGACGCAGTGCTGCCAAGTGAGATCACTAAACTAGAGCAGGACGTTACAAAAGCTCGGAAGGCTTGGCTGCGATACGGCGAAGGCAAGGGAAGCGATAAATACTGGATGGATTTAGAAAAAGCTAAGAACGCTTTAGAGGTGGGGCGCGCTCACGACTCCCTCCCCCTCCCCGTTGAGATTACCGAGCCAGTGCATCTTCCTGCCAACGACCATAGAGGGGCGGATGCTGACTCTGGTTACTACATCGCGCAGCGCGGCGTAAAGTGGTTTGTGTATCGGCCTGACCATACTGTCGTAGGTGAGGGGTATTACTCTAAGTCGGCGGCTGAGGCGGCTGAGGCGGCTGAGGCGGCTGAGGCGGCTGAGGCGGCTGAGGCGGCTTTGCAGAAGAGCGCAAAAGACTCCCTTCCCCTCTCCGTAAAGCGCCAAAAGCTCGCGGCGCATAATGCGGGGCTGACGGTGGCGCAGGATCTTACGCCCGTCAAAGTCACTGGCGCTAAGGACTTCTCCAAGGCCGATGAGGAGGCTTACTTCAAGCGCCGTAAGGAAATCCAAACTAAGCTAGACCGTGAGCGCCCTAACGATGATACCAACCGGCTGCGCGCTCACGAGCAGACGCTGCGAGAACGGGGAGAGAAAGTGACGCCTTATAGAGTTGCGGCGGAGGATGCGCTTACAGTAGAAAAAGTTCATCAGAAGCATGATCCCGCTTATGGTGGAATGGCCAGTGAGTCGTGGGCAGCTTATCTTAATGGAAAGCTAGTTCAAGGTTCAGTTAGCGCTGATCGCCGTGAGTCAGAGCGTGTTGGCAGAGCTGCCCAGGAAAATACTAAGGCTAGCGATAAGCTAGTCGTTGCTCGCAAGGCCGAAGTCGCTCAGGACCACGCATGTGCGCTTGATGCCTACCGCGCTGCCGCTCACGGCTTCCGCCAGGCGGGCGACCAACGTAGTGAGCAGGTAGCGCGGGACGGTATCGCCGCGTGCCAGCGTCAGGCCGCACACGGTTACAGCGACCAGTACGAGCATCCTAGCCGGGGTAAGGTACAGGCGTTTGACTCCGCCGAGCGCGCCTTAGAGTCCGCCGTGGAACGGACTCGTGCTGGGGAGGACGTGGCGCTAGAAGAAGAGGGAACTGTGGTGGCTCCGGCGGAGGATGCGCGCAGTGTTGGAAGCCTGCGCCAAGAACTAGCAGAGTGCGAAAGACTACTTCACGAAGTACGGCAGCCGGGGCACCCACAGCACGGTGGTAACACGCGTGAGATTGAAGAAAAGATCAAGGATCTGAAGTACGAGCTGGCACGCACTGCTAAAGATTCTCCCCCCTCCCCCGTTCCGGTCTGTGATGAGCATGAGGGCTTTGCTAAGTTGGAGCACAGCCTGGCGCATCGCAAAGGTATTACTGACCCCGATGCGCTGGCGGCAAGCATTGGCCGGAAGAAGTATGGGGCTAAAGGGATGGCGGCTAAGAGCGCGGCGGGGAGGGGGAAGGACAGCCCTTCTTATCAATTGAAGAATAAATCTCCGTGGGGTGAGGCCAGCGGCTTTCACGCTAGGAGTGAGTTCGCACCAGGTGACAAGGTGCGCGTGGAACCGCGTTTACTCAATACAGGACAGTCGAAGTATGCAAAGGTCGTTTCTGGGCCTGATGCACAGGGCACGTTCAAACTAGATAACGGATTGTATGTCAAAGCGCGGCAGATTGCGCATGACACTTTTCCCCTCCCCGTCAAGGTGACTAAGCATGCCTGACACTATCATTCGTGCCACTAAGACGGCGCACGGCTACCTAGTTTCTCCCTTATCAGAGCACATCTCTGAAACTCCAGAGGGCTTCCTAGTTATTGTAGGCTGCCCCATCGCGAGGACTGGATTCCAAGAGTATGCTATCAGGGATTTGCCCCAGGAACCGGCGGAGCAGTTAGGCGTCGACGTTAGTAATCCATCAGCTAACATCGACCTTTACCGCCCGTCTTCGGCGGTGTTTGATCCGGACTTCCTTGCCTCACTTAACGGCAAGGCAATTACGGATAACCATCCGCCCGGCTTTGTTACTCCGGAGAACTTCTCGGAGTACGCCTGTGGGCATATTCAAAATGTTCGTAAGGGGCCGCATCCCATGGAAGATGGGGAGTGGCCCGTTATTGCCGACCTGGTAATTTCCAAAAAGTCATTGATTGATAAGGTGCGCAATAAGACTGCACGCGACATCAGTTTGGGGTACGACTTCGGAATTGCTAGGGACGGTAAAAAGATCATCCAATGCGATATGGTGGGAAACCATGCAGCGGTCGTTCCAAAAGGACGCGCTGGTGACCTCATCGCTATTGGTGACGCAGCACCACAATTTATAGCGCCGCCTGCCGACACTGAGGCGGCGACGACTAAACCCTCAACCGCATCACTAACCGTACAAAAGGAGAAAACCCCTGTGACCAATCTCATTAAGCATCTGCACGGTCTCGCCCTCAAGGCGTTTGCCGTTGATGCAGATCCTGAGAAGGTGGCTGAGGCGGCTGAGGCCTTGCAAGAGACTCCTCCCGTTGAAGCTGATGATAAGAAGGCACGAGACAAAAAGGCTCGTGACCTTGAAGAGGAGGAAGCTGAGGACCGGCGCGCACGTGACCGTAAGCGCGCTCGTGACTTGGACATCGAAGAGGATGACCATGATCATGAACCTGCTGATGATCGTAAGAAGGCTCGTGACGTGGAAATGCAAGAGGACGACCATGACCATGAGACTGCTGAAGATCGTAAGCGTGCACGTGACCGTCACGCCGACGACGCTAAGCGCAAGGCTATGCACGATGCCCTGGATGATCTGTTAGATCGGGAGGACGTTGAGCCTGCTGATGATCGTAAGCGCGCCAAAGACCGTAAGGTCAAGGATGCTGACATCGAAGAGTTGAAGGCCCTACTCGGTCAGTTCCTTTCCGAAGAGGAAGCGGAACCGGAACACGCGGCTGATGAGGCGCTTGAGGAAGAGCCTAAGCTGGACACTAAGGCTCTGGACGAGGCACTCGAGAATCCTGCCGAAGTGGAGGAGGAAGAGGCGGCAGAAGCTGAGGACGACCTTGGTGAGGTTCTTGAGAACGCGGGCGAGGAACTTGAAGAGGAGGAAGAGCCTGAGGAGGAGGTCGCCGATCTCAAGGGTAAGGACAAGGCGCGTGCTGCTGACGGGGCCATCGCTACCTTGAATATGCTGCGTCCGTTTGTGGCTCGTTGCCACGACGCGGCTACACAACGGGCGTTCAACACTGCCCTGGCTCACGTCTCTCGTTCCAGCCGCGCTTCTACGGGCAGCTATGGCGGCTTTGCCGGTGCAGCGCGTGCCCGCGATGCTAAACTTCCACGCAATCCTAATCACGCCCGTGTCGGCGACGCTGCGAATGATCGTATTGCCAAGCTGCAGGCGGCTTATGACGAATCTATTCAGGGAGGTAAGTAACCATGACTGTAGCAGGCACTTCTTTCGGTCAGGTAATTCCGGTTACGGGGCCGAATATTGGCTTCCCCGGCGCGGTCAGTCGCTTCGGCGACACCATCATCTCGGCAAAGCAGTTCGTGCCGCTCACCAGTACTAGTAACTTGTATTTTGGCGACCCGGCGGTAGTTATTCCTAACGCCTTGGGTGGCTACTTTACTTCGGTCAAGGATTACATCGGCACCATTGCTAACACGGCCAACATTGCGGCATACTTCGCCGGTATGGCGGTGCGTGAAGTCAAGACCCAGATTACTTACGGCGCGGGAGTTACGCCCGGTGTGCAGGCAGTTGGCTACTACAGTAACTTGCAGGATGCTGAGGTGCTAGAGCGCGGCGCGGGCACGGTTACCTTGGCCGTTGGTGCTCCCAACGCGGGTGCGCAGGTCTATACTCGTGCGGTTCTGAACTCCGCCGTTTCGGGTGGTACCATTGGCGACTGGGAAACCAATCCCGCCGCTACGGACCTGTTTACCTTGACGGGTGCCACGGCAGCGGCTGCGGGTGCTACGGCAATTACCCTCACGGGCACCAATGTCTATGTTGGGCAGCCGGTTACCGGCCCCGGTGTGGCCGTAGGCACCTACGTGGCCAGCGGTACGGGCCCAGCAGGTGCTTATACGGCTATCGTGCTGAGTCAGGCGCTTACTACGGCCATCACCGCCACGACCCCGCTCACCTTTAGTAACCTCATCGCCTTGCCAAACGTGGTAGCGCGCACGGGTTACGTTGACGCTAACAACACTTTGGAAATTGTGCTCAAGGTCCGCAACGCGGCCTAAGAGAGGAGACCATGATTCGTTCTCGTAATGGTTTGGCTCGGGGCCGCGCTTGCGCATTTGATGCGGCCGGTTCGACTGGCTTTGCATTTCTGCAGAGCCAGCTGGAACTCATTGACACGGACCTCGTACGTCCGTTGCAGGCTGTCACGCATAAGCGCGACATCCATGTTGAAGTAGGTGGAGGCTTCCCCGAGTTTATTTCGGAGTTCGCTTCTAACTACGCCACTACTGGCACGCAGTTCTTTGGGTTGCAGGGTACTAACAATACTGACATTCCCGAAGCGCAGGCCGACATCCAAAAGGCCATCTTCCGCACTTACACGTGGGCCATGGGAATGACCATTACGTGGATTGACTTGCGGCGTATGGAAACTGGCTTGCGCGTTGGTCAGGCTCCTCCGTTCAGTTTACAGGAACTGTATGAAGAGTCGGTCGAAGCTAACTATGCTAAGGCTTGCGACTTTGTCACTTACGCTGGGTTCTTGGGTGACGCTGGGCTGATCAATAATCCCAATGTCCCTGAGTACACGGTGGTAGCGGGCGCGAGCACGTTTACAGCGTGGTCTAAGAAAACTCAGTCCGAAATTCTATCCGACATTAACACGGCCTTGAATGCTACCGTGCAAAATAGCGGATACGATGCGGCTGAGGGCATGGCCGACCACCTGCTGGTTCCTTACGCGCAGTTCGCATACCTCACTCTGCCAATGGCGGTTGGTGGTACTTCGGTTGTGATGAGCACAATTAAGTACGTCGAAGAGAACTGCGTCGCTGCTCACCACGGCGTCAAGTTCAAGATCGATTTCTTGCCTGATCCGTGGATTGCGGGGCAGGGTGTTGGCAACACGAACCGCCCAGGTATTGCTGGTAACGGTTTGGATCGTGCCGTCTTCTACAAGAACAGCAAAAAGTCTGTTTATTTGAAGATTCCGCAACCCATGACGCAGGCCATGACCGTGCCTACTACGCGGCGCGGTGGTGCCTATGAAACTATGTTTGCAGCCTGCATCAGCCAATGCATCTACCGTCGCACTACGACGCAAACTTATGCTGACGGCGTTTAATCTTTAACCACAAGGTTGCGCGGCGGTAAGCGCTCGGGCGGTTCGGTGAATCCTTGCCACCGCCCCGCTTGGCACCCTGCCGCTGCGCAGCAATAACCAAGCCTTCTGAAGCAAGGCGGAAGAGAGAAGTAGCACTATGAGTAAACAGGAATTTTTGACATTGCACTTCAAGCGGTCTAAGCTATTCATGCTAGCCAAAGAAAGCCATGGCGAACTTAGGTTTCTCACTGGGCCTACCCGTGAAGGCGCTATCCAAGTTCCAGCGTGGGTAGTTGAAACGCCTACTTACAAAGACGGCATTAAGGACGGCAGTATCGTCAATTTGACACCGCCCGAGCCCAAGATCGTGTATGTCAAGGAGCTGCCAGCGGCAGAAGTTCCTTCCGCTGATACTGAGGATGATGACGGAGACGGCGAAGGAGACGGCCCGAAGGATGACGAAGACCTGAAGGATGAAGCCCCTGCGCCTAAGTCTCGCAGCCGCAAGAAAAAGAAAGCTGACGGGCCAGTTGGTTTGATTGAAACTAACATCACAGCGCAGTAACAGGGGCGTATTAGTATGAGCGGAAATTGGCCGGACTTCGACGCATGGCTCCAGACAGCGTGGGGCGCTGAGCACTCGTTCTTCTCCACGTGTGGTTACGGCGGCTCAGTTGGTTTCGTGTTCGGCCAAAATCCGCCTTATTACTTAGACGACTTCTTGTCTGTTTATCCTAAGTTCTTTGGCGCTCCCGCTTCCGTGGCGAGTACGACTATCACGGCAGGGTCTAGCGTCATCGCGGTAACAGACACTACCGGGCTAGGCTACGGCCAGTTCCTGCAGGGCACTGGCCTGGATAAAGGAACGGTGATTACGGGGTTAGGGACGGGAACCATCACAGTGAACCGCCCGGCCCTGGCAGACGGCGCGGGAGTTACACTCCAAGTTTATGAGAATCCTCCAGTGCCTACGGCTGTCATCCAGCTTTATCTCAACCTGGCGACGGCCAGCCTTGTGCAGCGCCGTTGGGAAGATAGTTGGTATATCGGTATTGCGTGGTTCGTGGCGCATTACCTCACCCTCTACGCCAAGAGTGACTCAGCAGAGGTCAGCTACGTCCTTAGTACCTCAGTGCACGGTGAGGTCCCCAGCGGGCTTACGCCTGGATCAGTCTACACTCTAAGCGTGGCACCTCCAGGCGGCATGCTTAGTACGTTCACTAAGAACGGAGCATACCTTACTCCAGCTAGCGATTACACTTTGGACGGCGTCACTATTACGCTGGTGGAGCCTACCGTCAGTACGGATCAACTATACGCTACGTGGTTGGTGCAAACGCAGACTCTTCAGTCCGGCGTTACTAGTGGGGCACAGGTCGCGGCGCAGGGCCTGGCCATTGGCATCCAGACTAGCAAGTCAGTGGGTGATGTGTCTGTTGGTTATCAGGTGCTGTCGGCACTGGAAGACTATGCCGCCTGGAATCTTACGCTTTACGGCCAGCAGCTTGCTACGATCGCGCGCGTGATTGGCGCGGGCCCGGCACTCATTAGATGAACACTGGCCCCGAAATTACCATCGCTCGTAAGTCCGGCACGGCGGCCCTGATGAAGCGCCTGGCCGGGTTGAGCAAGCTGGCGGCCTACGTCGGTATCCCGGCAGAAGGTACTAAGCGTTCATCCCAGTTGCTTGAGATGGCGGGCAAGGTGAAGGGTAAGCGCAAGAAGGCACGCCTCGCTAAAGCTGCTGCTGAGGACATCACCAACGCCGAGCTTCTGTTCATTTTCAGCAAAGGTTCTCCCCTTCATCATCAACCGCCGCGCCCGGTGCTAGAGCCTGCTGTTGAGACTGAAGATGCTAAGCGCATCATCAGTCGCGAGTTAGCCGCTAGCACTAAAGCCTCCATAGATGGCAATCATGATCTAGCCGTGAAGTGCATGAAGCGCGCTGCCTTGGCGGGGCAGAACGCGGCTCGTAAATACTTTGTTGACTCTGAGAATGGTTGGGCACCTAATGCACTTTCTACTATTAAGGCTAAGGGCAGTAACAGGCCAGGAATTGATACCGGGGCCATGCGCGCCGCGATAATCGGTCTAGTTAAAGAGGAGTGACTCATGATTTCAGTTCGTGAAGTGGTCAGCGACCCTGACATGACTGCTCCTCAGCCATGGTTTATTCTGCGCAGTGACGGTACATTCGTAGCAGGTGGTTACAAGACTGTAGTCTCCTCCATCTTGATGTTTGGCCCGGTGCAACAGGCCAGCCTGAAGGAAATTACGATGTTACCAGAGGCTGACCGTATTGGTAACATTCGTTCTTTTTGGAGCACGGTACCCATCTACACCACAAATACCACGGGCGCTAGCGACATACTGGTTTATGCAGACATCCAGCACCGTGTGCTACAGACTTACTACGAAGATGGTTCTGGGTACTGGAAAGCTATAGCCACGCAGTTGAGGGCATCTTGAAATGACCACCACGGCATTCCCCAACGGACAGGTGATGGTCTCTACTGCGCTAACTATTCCTCAGATGAATATCGCCCTCCAGGCGTGGACCTTGCAAGTTCTCGGTATGGCCCCTACTAACTATTCTCGTGTGCGCGTAGACTGGCCCACACAGGGCCAGCCCTTCAACTCACTGCCTAGTGAGGACGTCTGCTACATTCAATGCGTAACGCGCGACACAAATTATGCTAGGGTGCGCGACAAAGACCTAGCAGGAACCGACCCGGTTACTGAGACGTGGAACTACACGCGCGGTTGGCAAGTGGCCTGGTGCGCTTATGGGCCGCGTGCCACTGACGATTTGCGGCTGGTAAAATCTGCCCTGTTCCTGGACTATTTTAATGACGCGCTAAATGCGTCAAACCTCTATCCTCTCCCAGATCCGCCAGAGCCTACTTACACTCCTGAAAACATAGACGCAGAGTGGTGGGCGCGGGCTGACTTTCACGTCGACCTTTACGAGGCCGTCACTGAAGTTCTTACGACTCCCGTGGGCGGTTACGTCAAGAGCGTGGAAGTCAAAGTTTACGACGAATCACCCGCTGACCCAGCGGCGGATTTCACAGTCACAAAATCATAGGAGCAAATTGAATGACACAGCCACTCGCGTTGTCGAACATTGTGGACATTTCTGTTACGGTGTCGCCCAGCGCGGCATCGGCTAACAGTTTTAACCAGGGACTGTTTATAGGTCCCAGCACCATCATTCCTTCCTACGGAACTAATCCAAGATTGCGGCGCTACACTAGCTTGGATGGACTGCTTAGCGATGGGTTTACATCTGCTAATCCTGAATACATCGCGGCACAGATCTATTTTTCACAGACACCCGTTGCGCAGTATCTGTGGATTGGTCGGCAAGATGCCACCGCCATTAAAACAGTAGTACCTAACGGGCGCACGGTCAGTGATGGGGCTATCACCGCTGCGGCTTCAATTCTGTCGTCTTTGACTGCCGCGTTTAGTTCAGCCGATGTCGGTCTGGCCGTCCGAGTAGTTGGGGCAGGTGTGGCAGGCGCTGATCTTGTCACTACCGTGGCCACTTACACGGACGCTACTCACGTAGTACTGGCGTCCGCTGCGGGCACCACGGTCGTCGCAGCACAAGCTAGTCTTGGGTCGGTAGGCCACGGCTACGCCGTGAACGACACTGTGACTGCCGTTCAAAGTGGTGCATCCAATGGCGTGCTGACGGTACTGACCGTGGGGTCGGCCGGGCAAGTACTCACGTTAGGAGTTACTGCAGGCTATCAAGGCACGGCGTATACGCCGGGCACCGCGCTCCCTACTACTACGAGTGGGTCTGGCAGTGGTCTTACGGTGAACATCACGGCGGTCGGTGAGTCACTTCTGCAGGCCGCTCAAGCGTGCCGGGCTGCAAGCGCTCTGTGGTATGGGCTGGCAGTCAATCAGCCTACTGCGGCCGACAACTTAGTTTTGAGCGCTTGGGCAGATGCTAATTGGCAGACTACGCGTTACTACCCGTGGTCAAGCGATGTAGGAATTCCGAATGGAGTAGCTGGCAACCTAGCTCTTCAGTTACAAACTCTTGAGTATCGAGTGTTAGGTATCTACTCCACCACACAAAACGGCCTTTACCCCAATAATGTCTATGCGGCAGCTGGCGTGATGGGCACAGAGATGGGCTTGAACACGGGCCTGGCCAGCAGTTTCTTTACGACGGCGCATAAGACCATAGTTGGAATTGCGACTGAGTCGCTCACGCAGACTCAGTATGATAACATTACGTTCGCTGGGTTTAACGCTTACTGTGACCTTAGTCCCTATCCAATGTTTGAGCCGGGTTTTATGTCTAACGGCTCGGCGTCTTACCTGTGGTTGTATCTAGCGATGCTGGTCAACAACTTGCAGATAGAAGAGCTGAACGTACTGAGGTCAAACACAGTCGTTCCGCAGACTAATTCTGGCGAGCATTTGTTGATCAACGCCGCAGATACGGCGTGCGCTTATCTAGCAAGTATTGGGTTTTTAGCACCGGCTACCTGGACAGGCGAAACTGTCATTGTAGGATCTATTTCTGTCACTGACAGCACATCTATACCGAACGGCTACTTGAATCTGGCTGCGTCGTATGCGACGCAATCCTCGGGTGATAGAGCGGCGGGTAAGGCCATGCCAATTTACTGCCTCATTACTACGGCGGGGGCTGTTCAGTCGCTCGTCATCGGAGTCTACGCACAACTTTAAGGAGCTAATCGATGAGCGCTATCAGTAATACTTACTCGTTTAAGGACTTAGTAGGCGTTCTTACTAACTCCGTATTTGGTACGGCCATTACGCTGACAGGTGGTAATGTTGGAGTGGGCCAACTTACAATTACCATGGCTACGACACGTACTGCGCATGATGTAGCAGCTGACGGCGTCGTTATGCCAAGTTACTTAGCCGGTGCTAATGGAGCGTGCAACATTGAAGTGCAGCAGACTAGCGCTCTGCACCATGAGTTGCTGGCGCTGTATAATGCCTCCGTAACTGCCGCTGAATATGGGGATGTTAGCGGGTGGGCTGCGACTACGCTTAGTTTTCGCACGGTGGTTGACGGTAGTATTCACAATCTTAGCGGGGTTAGTTTTAGCAAGATTCCTGACAAGCCATATCATGCAGCAGGCCAGCGTATTACATGGGAACTTATGGCGGCTAACATCATCAACCAGTAGCAAAGGAGCAAGGATATGCAGCAAATAGCAAGGACAAGCACAGTTACGGTTAGTGACCAAGAGTACCAGGTTCGTAAGATGACCGCCGCCGTGGGAAGCTATATCTGGCAGCTTCTTATGGCGGCGTGTTTCAAAGCCCAGCAAAGCATGCCTGACACTAAAGAGCAGCCTTCCACAAAACCTGAGGAAGAAAGCTCGGCGGAAGAGAAACTGCGCGGGTTGTGCGGCATTGCTTTTATGCACTTAGATTTCAAAGACTACGAATTTATTCAGACTAACTCTTTGAAGGTCATCTCGCGTGTAGAATCTGTAGGTGCCGCGTCCACCCCTCTTCCTATCATGACTGATTCAGGCCAATGGGCCGTCCCAGAGATTGCTGATGATCTTATGCTGGTGACTCGCCTGATGGTAGAGGCCATAGTATTTAACCTGTCATCTTTTTTGGCAGGGAGCGGGCCAGCCACGGCTTAGAAGATTCCTACGACCCGGTAGCTTTTCCGAGTCTGGACCCGCTAATATGGAGGCCCGTTGCAGCGGGCCTCTGGCACCAGCACGAGACCTTTGATGGAACATATGACGTACTAGACCTGTGTAACGTGCTGGAGTTTCTTGATGTAAAAGAAGAAAATACTGAGCGGTACGCCGCGTGGAAGGAGTCCAATGCCCAACGTATTTGATGAGTATCTCATTAAGCTGGGGTCCGTAGTTGATGCTAGCGGCATGGCTCGCTTTCACAACGCTCTGCGAGAAGCTAGCCAGGGTGTCAGTTCTAATACCCTAGCTATGACTGGGTCATTTCTTAAAGCACAGACCGAAATAGTAAGCGGGTTTACAGCTATTGGCAGTGCTGCGCTGGGTCTAGTAGATAAGGTGGCGAACGCTGACCAAGAGTACCGACTCTTCGCCATGCACATGTACATGAGCAAGGATGCGGCGCGGTCTTTGAAAGTCGCCATGGAC